TCGCTTTCGCAACGCTAAAACTTAGCGCGTGTTAAAAGTGTATATCGATACTCTTTTATATCCGCTAGTACCAGGAAGAGACGGGCATTTCACAATGCTACCGTCAACCTGGGATACCCTTTCGGGTATTGGCTCGGAAGCCATACGATTCTGGAATCGCCGCCGAAGCCCCAAAAAATCAGCATAATGCTGACAATCAAGGCCGTCGGTTGGGACGTCTTCCGGAATAACACTTTCTGCGTTCTCACGAACGTAGACTGTGTATAGGGGTAACACTCGATCGCCAGGCCGTAGGGCGCGTTTATCGCGCTTACCGGTTAGCTTAAAAGTGTCGAAAAGAACTCCTCCATAGCCATGGGAACTCCAACGCTTGTGGCGTCGGGGCAACCAGTCACCGAGAAGGTGACCGTCGCCGAAACCATCGGGGCCATATATGAGAAGTGAAGGGTTCAGCCTGGCTCTCACGAGCTGAGCGTAATCCTCCATCCCTCGTCTGACATAGAAATTATGCAGACAGAAGAGCTCGGCCGGACTTATCAGTTTTTTCTGATAGTACGGACGAATATCAATGCCCCTAATGTAATCTGCACCGCAGGACTCCCTGAAAGGGCCTGCCCAGTATGATTTAGTCATGTTCAGGGTAAAACCTGTAACTTCGAGTACGCGCTTCACAGCAGGTACCGAAATCGTGCTCACGATGATATCATCTCCGTAAACGGAGGCGAACCCATCAGGAGCGGCACATGATGAGAGAGCCCAGAAGATAAGGCTCTCGAGAGGAAACGTGAATCCGTTTCCCATACTGGAAAACTTCTCGAGTGAAATAAGCTCACCCTCTAGCCACGCTCGCGAAGAGCGAGTGGCGTCAAGGGCTAAAACCCATTCAATCGGAAGAAGGTTCAACACAATTTCATTCGAAACGGTGTCAGAGGCAGAAGACAGGTCAAGTGTGGCGTAATTTCCACACAAGGATCCCTCAAGCGCGAGTCTCTGATTTCGCGATTGGTCTTTGAGATCGACACCAAATGAGCGTAGACGCTTGGTCATATGATCACCGAGGGCTAGCTGACACATTAAGTTCAGCGACCCGCCTTTCGTGATCGACCTGTGGGTCTTAGCATTCTTAGGGACGAAGTCGACAATATCGTCTGTAACAATGACGGTTGTCGAGCCGAAGGTTTCCTTGCTCTCGAGACAAGACCAGGAGGTCGTCTCATGCAATTCCGCCAAAGCCGGCATCTCTTCCAAAATGCGACTCGCAAATGGAAGAAGATCTTGGCTACACGATATGCCAGCCTGCAGTTTTTCTACTACAGAGGCATGACTCTTTTTAGTAAGAGTGGTTGCACCAGGGCCGTGGCGATACTTCAGTTCAGAGAACTTCGGCACCTCTCCAAGAACACGCGCAATTTTCGATTGAGCTCTGAAAATTACAGATTCAACCTCAGGGTCTAGTGAAAGAAGACCCCGAGCACGCATTCTGAAGAGATGATTAGTCTCTTTGCATTGTAGCTCGGCCTCCTTAAATTTGGATATTGCGGCTTGACGCTTGTCAACGCCAATGTCTAGGTCGGCCAACTTCGAAAAGAAGGCTATTGACTGGCGACAGTGGTAGAGTTGATGGGCGCTGGCCGTGGATAAATCCAAATCAAAGTTGCACACAGAAGCAAAATCATCATTAGCAAGAAAGCTAAGAATGCGCTGCCCCTGTTCCCCGCCTTCGCGGGCGTGCATCTGTGCGAACTCCTTAAGGAATTTGACAGTTTCATTAAGTGAACTCTTTTCCGTCCAATCAGCAAGGTGCTGCATAATTACCTCTATTAAAACTAGAAAGTTATGGACTCCGTACGCATCACGCGCACGGGTTGAAGGACACACTCGGATAGAGTGCGGAAGATCTCGGACGATTAAGTCGGCGAGATGAGGGTGTCGAACATCTCGGGTACCGGGCCAGTTACGGCAGGTGCCACGGATGTAGCGATACTACCCGACACGTTGATTGCAAGCTGCCGTACGGAACGGCGGCCGGCGATCAATGAACGGTCGTGAAAGTAACCCACAACTTCTGCGGTGTCGGTGTAGGCGACCTTTGGGGCCGCCGTATAACCGGCTGAGTTCACGCCTGAAACTGACTCCATCACTGGGAGCTCCACGCGGACAGACACGCGGTTCACACCCGAACCAAGCTTGGTTCGTTTAATTGCGATTCGGCCCTGCGCATAGTCTGGGACACCAGCTGTTGCTTCCTTGTAGGTAGCAATGGTGTCCTGACCGGAGCGAGAAACCGACTCGGCAACGAATGTGTGCAATACGGGTGTCGATTGGCCATCATAGGCCGCGATGTTAGCAATAGCTGACATATTAGTCACTTTCTTTTAAAAGAGTCAACCTGACTAGGGGAGACCCGGGTTTGCGTTCTCGGAAAGACTCCGAGGGATCGCAGTGTCGGAGGTCAGTGACGACCGACGGCTTGTGACAATAATGCGATACCGTTGAGACAATGCCTGAGTGAGAGCGCCTTTTCAAGCGTCTTGAACTTCGGAAACATCACATCGGGTGCATTAACGTTGTAAGTCCTAGTGGATGACCCGCTGGACTCGTAGCCGCCAGAGCCACCATAATAGATCGTTTGACTTGGACCGGGGAATTGAACCACGGTCTTAAGGTCTTTGCGTTCACGTATGATGGTGTCTGTCGCAATGAAGCTCCTAATGAGCTTTGACTGCGTAAGGGCACGAGCAGCGAGATAGTCGCCAACCGGTAGGAACCAGTCAACAACAAAACTGAAAGGTGTCAACTCCCAGAGGACTAATTCGGGATCCAAGATCCCGCTGAACTGCGCAATATTGGGCGGTTCAGAAACAATGGCAATGTATTGTCTCCTAAATAGGGACTTCTCACTACCAAAGGTGCAGACGTACGGCCGTGAAGCGGCAAACTGAGCGGGTGTTACCCTCACAGTTCTTCGTGCACGGTGACGTTGTTGAAAAGGCGCATGAAGGTAGTTAGCCAATTGCTTGGCACCCTCTTCCATGTCCTTCAACAATGGCATCCAGCCATACTGCAACTCGAGCCAGGATTTACCGGCAGCCTTTCTATAAGATTGGCCTTGTCGAGGCGTACCATGGACGAGGATATTTCGAGCTTTCACGAAGTTACCCTTGCGGGCAGCAGTGTAGGCTTTAGCTATCTTCGTCGCAGATGATCCAATCAAATGGAGCGTCTGGTGACCTTCACCAAGGAAAACGCTGAGATTGAACTCACCCCCCAATAGCGATTCCCGGAGGTCGTTCAGAATTTTAATCTGATCGTTAGCTCCGAATACCGCCGTAGGGATGTTACCGGCAGAGTTCCACTGCCTGTATGACGAGTTGTTATATCGAACTTGATAGTAGACGGACCCTGCCGAATAGGAGTCACCGTAAACGGTGCCTCCCACAGGTAGAACGTCTCGCTGCCAAGTGACAGTGTAAGCATGCTCACCGTCTCTTCCAGACCGGGCCCTCTTCCGAGGGACACCGACCCAAAAGGAACGGGTCACGAGCTTAGTGTACTTCTTGCCGCTACGTGACGTAGCGTAAACCGGGACGGTGTAATACCGCTTGTAACCTCTGCTAGTAGCCAAGCTACTTAACGGAGGCGAGCGATCAGCACCCGACCAAGACTTCGAAGTATAGTACCCAACGTTATTGGAAGCCCCGCCAGCGCCCGGAACCCAAGTCAAACTTGGGAGATACCGGCTTTCGTCGGTATAAGGCGCGGAAGGTATCGACCAATTTCGAAGGATAGTACCATTTGACATAACGTGCTCCTTGTCTTGCGACAAAGAGCCGCGTCAGATGTGGTAGACAACAGTTAAAACTGCAGCCGAAAGGCACATCAGATCGGCCACCCGAGATGGG